TTTTAATGGAGTAAATATTAATAGGTAGTTTTGCTCAACATTGAATGAAAAGTTTTCTAATCTCCCATCGTCAATAGCTTCTCCAAGGAATTGAAAACCTGGTCTTTTTTTAATTCCTCCTTGTGGTATTGATAGAACGTTAGTTGCTTCAGAAAGACCATTATAATAAGCTTCTAAATCAATTCGGCCTGCCAGCAGAGGATCAAGTTCTCCTCTGTTCATATTGCTCTGAAATTGCCAGATATCTGCCATTAGTATAAATATCCTGTTCCAGATCGTCTAACGTCAATAAATGGTGAATCAATGATAGGTTCTTGCGGCCTACTTTGAGAATCTATTGATTTTGCACTTGCAAGCATATCTCTGTATTTTGATTCGAAAAACTCAGCTTTTGTCTGGCTTTCTGTTACTAACATTGCAAAATCTGAAGCAAGACGATATTCGATAGTTTTAACGACATGAGGTGGCAATTCAGTTTCATCAACCTTGTAGATATACCTTGCAAGGAGATCTGATTCGTTTGAATAAATATATTTACCAACAATCGTATAATTTGACTGAGGGAATATAGCCCATAGCCGAATTAAATCTACTGGGATCTGAAATGCATATTTATAATTCGTCAACTTATCAGGCTGTTGAGATAATCTGCTTAGTTGTTGCTCTTTAAAAGCAAAACTCCATGGATGTTCACTCATTACTTGTCGGTAGGTTTCAGGATATATATTTGCAGCGGCCTGAGCACCTGATCCAGGGTCTGAGAATGAAGAGATTGGCTCATCTCCAATTAGGATTAAAGCGTTACTTGCGATATCAATTGATGTTGGCATAATTTCACCTATCCAGTTGTGACATGTCCTTGGACAATGACGTGAAACTTCGTCAAACTTGTTAAATCGTCCTGTATGATGACTTGAAGTTCATCTGCATCTTTTGCTGTTAGTCTGATAACTACACCATTTTTACTTTGTCCACCAAATGTTCTTCTGCATCTAAATCCATATTGTCCATTTGGGCCTAAAGTTGCAGGGACATATTCAACATCATAAGCATGAGCAGCAAAGTCTCCATTAGTTTTTATATTGAATATATTTTTTCTTATTCCATTTACAGTTCTTAAAACAAGACCTTTTGTAAGTCCGTTTACTATTCCACCGAATCTTCCATCATCCATTGCGGCATCATCATTCATGACAAATATGATACGAACTACGTCCCATTCTACACTATCTTGTAAATTTACTGGGCTAATTCTAAATATTTGTGGTGTTATAGATCCGTCAACATTTATTTCTTGCGTTGAGATAGAACACCCACCAGATAAGCTAAAATCATAATCTATCGGTGTATCTAGTCCTAAAGTATAGTTGTCTCCACCATTAGATGTAACAGACAATACTTCAGCTTGATAAAATGCAGTTCCCTCTTTTAGGCAAACAACATCACCTATAATTGGAACGAATGCAACATCAACAGTTCCAGTTATACTTGTATCGTCTGGTGAAGGGTCAACTGTTAGCGTTAAATTTGATTTAAATTGAGATAAATGCAGATCTATAATTTCAGTGGTTTGGTCTTGTACATTAACAGGTATTCCACCATTTTTTTCAATTATAGCATGTCTTTGGTTTCTTATCATATCTCTTCAGAACCCCAAATATTTACGCTAACAGCATTAACTGTTGCACTTTTTAAACATCTGAATTTTCCAGGTCCTGCAATTGTTATCATAGAGTGTTCAGCCGTTATTTCCTGTAAGACCCCATTGAGATAAAGAGATTGCCAATTTATTCCATCGTTACTATATTGAATTTGAACCCCTTCATTTTCTCCAAGAGTTCCAGCGGTAATGGTTGCCATTCCTATTGGTTGAAATGGCAAACTAAATGCGAGATTAGTTGTAGCTGCAATGATTTCTTTATTTCTAACGCTCATCAACAACCACCATATGAAATGAGTTAGGGGTGCAGCGTTTTTGCCACACCCCTAAATTATTAAGCAGAAGTTAAACCTTCACCAACTGTTACTGCTCCGGCAGTAATTGAAAGTTGGCTGAAACCAAATCCATCATTTGCAATGATCATAACTACATCTTCATCTGCCAACCCATAGTCAACACCATCATCAAGATAATTTGCTGCACGGATTGCGGCAAGAGTTGCATCTTCTTTGTACATCCAAACCTTTCCAGCGTTGCTGTTGGCTGATGCACTTAATGGGATTAAAGTACCGTCTGCAAATGCCATGATTAAACCTCCTTATACTGTTTCGTTGTATTGAAGTTTAACAATACCTTGTGGCTCACGTGCAACAGCACCAGCTTTAAACATGCCGTTAGCAAGCCATGAAGTTTTTTGTGCAACCCAGTCAATAGTAGTCTTCATATCGATGCCGATTGCAAGGCCAATTGCTGGTTTATGCCAGCAAAAAGCAACTTCGTCGCCAGTTACTCCAGGAAGTCCACCCTCAGCACGAGTACCGATCACATGGAATTTAAAACCCATATAGGTGTCAAGATCACCGTTTACCAGTGCCTTAACGGTATTAAAATCGGTGCTGGTGACAGTTGTATCTTCCAAAAGTTTTTGCAAAGCAGCAGCCTTCAGAGCAATGTGTTGTTCAGAAGGATCAGCTTCAATATCTTGGAAGTGAGATCGTGCAGAGCGAAGAAGATCAAGACCAAAATTAGCAGTTGCCGACACATCGAAGATACGGCCAGTATCAGGATTCCCGTCATTTGTTGCGGCAAACGTTACAGAGTTCATCGCATCAATGATCAATTGATCTTCACGGCGTTGGAGAGCTTCCGCAATGGTCTTCGCCAGTTCCTGCTTTTCGTCAAAGTTGACTTCAGCCTGGTCGAAGATATCAGTGTACTCTGGTGCGTTCCAGTTCTCAAGAGTAGCTGTCTGGCGTGCATGGCTGATATCCATAGGGGTAACATCTGCCTGGGTTGCTTTTTGATTAGCAAGACCTTTCCCCATTCGAGTAAATTTATAAGCCTCTCCAACAACACCATTACGAACAGTAACAGTATTGCGGAGTTTTCCCATTCCTTGATATTGGTGTTTTACTTCGTTGTCAAATTCGGTGACAGCAGCCGTTGTTAAGTATTTAGACATGAAATGCCTCCTTATTGTGGTTGATTAAGTCTTTTGACTTGATCGTGTGTCCGAAAAACGGGGCGATCTTGTCACTGTTAAAGTAACAACCCGATTTCCGGCCTCACAATAAGGAGGGTATCGGATAGGTTTGTATAATGTTAATAAAATAAAATATTAATGTCAATTACCAATAATTGTTCTTGCTTCCTCTGATCCCCAAACCTGTTCTTTCAACTTATTAAACTTTGCCCTAAACTCTGGGTCAGTTTGAAGTCTACGGTTCCCGTGCTCATCTTTTTCAAATTGCATTGCCCTAACTTCTTCAGCAGTAATACCACTTTGAGGCTTGATTTGGTCTGGAGAGATTGGGGCATTTCTTGACATTGATACTAGCTTTTCCATTGCCCTAACAGCGTTTGCTGATACGGCCATTTCCTTAAATCCTTCATATAGATCATCTGGAAGATTTGCCTTTCCCCAATTATCAAGGTTGTCAACTCTTGCTTGTGCATTATCCCCTAGAGATTTTAATTCCATCATCTTGTGTTGTTCTAATGCATCACCTTCAGCAATCTTTGCCATTGCATAAAGATTCATCATATTGTCAAATCCTTCTTGACTCATATTTGATTCTTTTGCAAAATTAATAGCCTCTTCATAAAGAGGATCATCCGTACCAATTTCAATGCCTTTTTCAGTTAATTCGTTCGATAAATTAACCTTATATCCATCTTTTGGTGCGCCAGTAAATGATCCAAAACGTCCTTCTAGTTCTTTATATGCCTTTGCTTGGTCTGCAACTGTGCCGTATTTATCTACCTTAAACCAATCAGGAACATCTCCTTGTCCTGGCACACCTTCAGCGAAAGACCAACCTTTTTCTTGCTGTTGCCCTCCTTCGGCAACTGCTGTTGCAACAATTTGTTCATCTGTTTGGGTAGCTTGTTGGCTAGTATCCATTCCTTCTTGCATTATTCTGTCTCCACTCTGTTAATTGTGAGGATAATCCCTCTGATAAATCGATTCATTCCTTCCTTTATTCCGATTGCCACTAAATCAGATCCTTCTTCAGCGGTTGATGACATAATCAATGATTCTTTCCATATTTCAAGCAATTCTTTTCCATTCTCGTTTTGAGAAAATGTTTTATGAATTAAGTAGTCAATTCTTTTCCCTTTTTCTTCTGCATCTTTCTGGAACTTAATTGCCTCTTCAAGCTTGATTGGATTCAAATCATCAAAGAAATTTCTCTCTTCTATCATAATCCCATCCCACCCTCTAATTGTTGTTGAGCCGCGGATTGTATTTGCTGTGCAAGCAAACTTCTTTCTTCATCCGTCCTAATTAATTCCGATGGAACTCCAAGCTTTTTTTGCCAGTATTTAGGTAATTCTTCAACCTTAACTGCTCCAGCAACGATTTCCTGTGGTAATTGAGATATGTTTGCAAACCATAATTGACTATTCTGGAAATCTTCTAAGTCTTCAGCTTTTGCTAATGGGGAAGATTGCTTAATTGTTACCTCTTTTCCGTCAACCTTTATTTTGGCAATTTTCCCAAGACTTTGTAAAATGTCAATACCAGCTGCAACGAGTGGTTCAATCAGTTCCCTCTTCAACCTACCGATTGATGCTCCTGCATTCTTCAGCATTTCCTGTTGTCTAATCATTATTTCAGTAGCACTTCTTACCGGATCGGTGATTTCTCCGATAGGGTCAACAAATAATGCCCTCTTTATTGAAGTTTGTAAGTCTTGCAAGACAAAATTTCCAAGTCCTAAATCACCAGCTCTATTAAGAGGTACAAGAGTTGGATTAGCATTGCTATTACTTTTAACTGGGATAATTGCCCCTGGAGCAATTCTTACAGTGTGGGGGTTAAAAACACCATCATCGACTCCGGTATAAACTCCAGCCATTTGCAATGCCGCATTTTGCAAGATAAATTCTTTTACCTTATTCACCGTCCTAATATCTGGCAACATTTGGATAATTGGACCTCTTCCAAATACCTCTCCAGGGACAACGTGCCAACGAAAGACAATAAGCCTCTTGCTATTAAATGATTGTTCAAATATCGATGATTTTGAAGGTTCATGAATGACTATTTGCCAATATTTACCATCAACGGGATTAAATAACATACCATTTAGAATATCTATTTTTCTATTTGGTTGCTTTTCGCTCATATTTTTTAGCTGATCAGTCAGTCTTGCTCCAGGCCAAACCCTTAACAAATGTCTGGCCTCTACTTTCTGCTTTCTCCATACTGATTCTATTGGGCCACCTGGTGGCATTTCAGGATAAAGCTCAGCAAGAGGAACATTGTTAAATTTAAAAACTTCTTCTTTATTGAACTCTCCTTCTTCTATCTGTATAGCTCCTGTTCCGATACCAAGATCAGCAAGAGATGGAGATATTTCTGTTGAAAAATTAGAGTGGTTAAGATGAGAAAAAAAAGTATCTGTTACGTCTTCTAATAGCTTATTAACTTTGTCTTGATCTTCTTCTGGGATTTCATCTCCAGCTCTAAGATTCATCCATTGTTGCCAACTTGGAACGATTGAGCTTTGGATTCTTGAAGCAAATTGCTCCAGCCCCAAAACTGCTGTTGAATCAAAGATATGTCTATTTTTTTTCTGTCCTGGAGAATGGATATTGAATGTTTCTCTTTGTGGATTTGAAAAATCAAAAGCTTCCTGGTGAAGAGACCTGAACGATTCCCAACGATCTCTTGCTTCACCAAATCTCTTAATAAGATCTTCAACTGATCCTAGACCTTTTGGGATAGCCATGATTATGCACCTAACTTTGTTTTAGTTCCCTGTTGTTGACTTGATACTAACAATGATCGACCACTTCTTCCTGCTGTCATTGCAGCTTTTCTGCGAGCAATATCACCTTCCTCTTCAGCTAGTTTTCGTTCTTCTAATTGGCGCTGCTTTTTGATTTCTGCACGCTGTGCTTCGGCTTCTTTCTTTGCTGCCGCACTTGAACCGGTTAAGTCACCCATGATTAAGCCTTTCTCGTTGTCAGCAATGATCGTCCGGCAAGACCTCTCTGCTGCATTGCTTTTCGTCTTGCAATATCATCTTGTGCCTCAGAAAGCTTCTTTTCTTCACGTTGCCTTTGAATATTAGCTAACATTTCTTCTTCTTTAGCCAGTTTCTTTTGCTCTTCTATTGTGTACTTCGGATCTTCTGGAATAATTTTTGCCGGGTCCGCCATCTTCCTTCCAAAGTCGCTTCCAGTAACGCCCTTGATAATCTTTCCCCCAGGGTCAATCATCCCACCAATATCTGTACCACCTGAACTTGGGTCAAGAACAGATCTTAGTTTTTCATTCTTAACGTATTTGCCAATTAAATCATATTTTTTAATGTTGCTTCCTTCTCCCATTTTATCTTCCTTTCAATCGTTTATAAAGTTGATATGGTGTCAATATGAAAAAATTCTTTATCCCCAAAAAAGACTTTACAACCTCAACACAATTGAAAATGCAAAATGACCATTTTTGCTGTTCTGTATCAACAATTGATTTAATTGGTACAATGACAGCATTATCTCCTGTGTAGCATCTTGGATGAATAAAATCATCAACTAATACGGTTTCTATCCTTGTGTGGCTGAACAATGGATTAATTATCGTCCAAAACTGCCCACCTTCACTTTTCTTCATAATATATACATGTTGTATCTCAGAATCAATGAACTTAAACAACCAATGCTTAGACCTTGATTTTGTGAATATAACAAAGCATTCTATTATTTCTTTATTACCTAAATCCATTATGAAAATACGTCAAACATAGGACTGGCGATAACAGTTGTTAATTCTTGCCTTTTAATCAATGACAATCTGTCATCCCATGCTTGAGCCATTTGGCGGAAAGCATCAGCACTGTTTGATGCCCAATCATGCACAGGCTGGTCACGATAAACTTGATGTTTTTCATCGAATTCACGGTGGTAACTGGCAAGTGCCGAGATTCCTTTTTCACATCGATTTTCATCGAACCAACAACGACTGAACAAACGCCTGGTTGCTTCAATGGAGTCATTCAGATTAGTTGTTCTTTGGACGATTCTGAAGTTGATCCCCATTTCTCGAGCTGTGTCTATCCGCTTGTTTCCTGTCATCAGATCACGAACATCAATATCATGTGGTGCGTGATGTTCACCATAGTTTATTTTATGATCACGCTGAAATTGATTCACATAGGTTATGAAATGACTCATCGGCTCATTTTCGGCTTCATAATGGTTTATAACTCTTATTTCTTTTCCAATGGCCTGAACAAACCAGATTACCATTGAATTCCCTTTGCTTATTCCCAAATCCCAAAATGTATGAACAGGAATGTGCGGTTCAATTGGAATGAATGTTATACGTTTATCAGCACGAGCAGCAGCAATTTCCTTGGCAAAATATGCACCAGGTATCGCAACCTCAAACGAGCAATAATATTCCTGCTGAATCATATCTTCAGACATTCCCGCATCACGATCCGACTGGATTGCTGCTTGAGAAATAATTGGAGAACCATCAGGTCTAGATGTATCATCAACAGTAAGAAGTGAATAGTGCCAATCTGGATTTTTCCTTGCCATTTCTGCAAGTGTCCATCCGTGGTTCTTCCCCCGCGCGGTGTAGATAAATAACGCCCATCCACCATTCTCAGCAAGTATTGGCCTAATATAATCCCATGCTCTTGGGTTGCATAATGACCATTCAGAGAAAACAACACCACGTGGGTTTGCCCCGACTAATGCGTCAAAGTTATCAGATCCGCACAACTGCCATATTGACCCATTCAATAGTTCAATCTGCATATCGTGTGATCTTGTTGCTTTTCTTATTTGTGCCGGGAATGATTGATCAATTATACGTCTACCATTGCGGTCTATCCCATCCCATACAACCTTCCTAGCCTGCCTCTGGGTTGGCAACATATGCCAATAGACACCAATATTCTCAATAGCATCGGATGCAGTATAGTTTATTGCAACTGAATCTTTGCCAGCCCTTCTATGCCAGACAGCAACAGCACGAGTTCCACCATTGTCAAGATAGTTCCACAATGGATCTTGGTGTTTCATGCAACCCCAATCGTTTGGCATATTAATCTGCACT